ACTTTAACAAATCACAAAGAACATCAAGAGTTTCTCCTTAAACTTTTGACAAACAAAGACTCGTTCATTCGCAAAAAGATCATTGATCAAAACTTAGCGTACTTGAACAACAGGCTAACATATTATTTAGACAAACTAGGCTTACCACATCAGGTCAAGTTCTTAAATGATCTCTCTGTTGAGATTACACAACTTGGACAAGACTTAGACTTTGACAACCTATCACGAGGCGAACGCAACAGGCTAATACTAGGCATGAGCTGGGCATTTAGAGATGTTTGGGAATCATTGTACCAAGGCATCAACTTGTTGTTCATCGACGAGCTTATCGACTCAGGTATGGACACAGCTGGTGTTGAAAATGCATTGGCTGCTCTTAAAAAGATGGGCAGAGAACGTAGTAAAAATGTTTTCCTTATCTCACACAAAGACGAACTAGTTGGTAGAGTCAATCATGTTATGAAAGTTATCAAAGAGAATGGCTTTACTTCATATGAAAACGATATTGACATAGTAGAATGACAGACGATACACACGACTTGTTGATGCAAAAAGTTATGGACTACCTCAAAGCAAGTGAGGAGTTTGAAACACGGCCTAGTAAGAATACTAGTCGCACAGCAAGGCGTGAACTACGAGAACTAATGAGGCTGGCAAAAACAAGGCAAGACGAAATAATGGCTCACTATAATGAAGTACTAGAAGGCTTTCGTAAAGATCAAAAATGGCAAGGCAGAAGAAAATATCCGCTTATATAATGTATGAGTTGGACATACAAAGGTAAAGTAGTAGAATCAATACCAGATGAATACGAAGGCTTTGTATATCTAATTACAAACAAAAAAACAAAACAAAAATACGTAGGCAAGAAGTTAGCAAAATTCAAAACTACCAAGCCACCACTCAAAGGCAAAAAGAACAAACGTCGAGGTTACAAAGAAAGCGATTGGCGTGAATACTGGGGAAGTTCAGATAGACTGAACGAAGATGTAAAAAACTTAGGCGAACAAAATTTTTCTCGTGAAATACTTTACTTTTGCAAAAGCAGAGCAGAAATGAGTTACATTGAAGCACGAGAACAATTTGACAGGCGAGTATTAGAAACAGACGAATACTACAACGGCATCATCAATGTAAGAGTTGGTGGATCAGATAAACTACGCCAGGCACTACTAGAACACAAATAGGCAATATATTGAGCTCTAATAAAACTCCAAGATCCAGCCGAGGTTATGCTCGTTGCCGGTGGTGTGGAATGCTCACGTGAAGAAGTATACGATAGGCTTTGAAAGATTGCGGCTCTGAGAAAAAGCAACCGCAGGGTAAGTGTTTTCGCTTGTTAGGGAACAACTGCCTTCCGTTGATATGACGAAGCTAGAGTAGGGGGATACAGGTCAACCGCCTCCACTTAATGTTAAGTCAAAGTAACATTAATTTGTTTAGTGTTAAATTGAAATAACATTAAAATCTCTTTTAACAAGATGGCTGAAGCGACTCGAATAATGCTCAAAAGCTACCTTCGCCCGGCAACGGGCGAATTATGACTTCACAATCTGAATAATACTAAAAGCATATGCATTCGCATATGCCTTAACTAATACTATAATCACAAACAAATAGTTCGTGTTGAGTGTAACGAAAACACAGATGAACGTTAGTTCATCTAATAATACTAAATACACTATACAGCTGGAACACTTACGAATGAAAATCCTTGACGTTATAGAAAACAAAACCACTATTACATTTGAATCGAGAAAAGCAATTTTCGAAGATGCTAATCCACGACTTGAGTTTATGGTTGGAGAACTATATCCTATCCAAGGAGGACTGAATCAACCTGTACAACGTTATGCTGTTGGATTAGGTGGTAACGATTACATTGAATTTGAAAGTGTAAGAGGAACTAGTGCAAGACAAGCAGCAGAACAATTTATCGAAGGAATCGACGAAGCTGATAGGACCAATACTCGAGCACTAAGACGAGCTGCTGGTAATAGACCTATAAGGAGTTTTGACGGGTTTCGTAACTTAGCAAGTAGACTAGCAGCAAAAGGTACAATCAGTCAATTTTCAGCGTTAGCCAATATTCCACGAGCAGGTCCAACTTTAACAAGGATTTTATCTAGTCCAGTATGGGCTGGCTTTTTTAGAATAATTAGTGCAGCAACATTATCAGCTGACATTTATTTTTCTAGTATCGAAGTTATAAATGACTTAGAAAACGAAGCTAGAGAAGATCCTAATAGAGAAGAAGAACTTTTCCAACTTAGAAATATTCTTATTGCACAAATGCATGTTCAAATAGGATTAACACTATATCAAGTTATGAGAACAGCTAGTTTGTTCCGTAGAGCACTAAGTGCTATCAAATGGACTGTTAGATCAATTCAAGGTGCTGCGGCATTATCAGGTGTTGGTACAGTACCTAGTCTTTTATCGTTAATAGTTACAGAAGCAGGCTGGTTAGTAGCAGGATTTGTTATAGCTAATCCTACTGTACAACGAGCAATAGCAGAGTGGATTCAAGATAGTATGTTTGCTGGAATTTTTGACATAGCAGGCCAAGGAATATCAGGGGCATATCAAATACTAGACACTGCATTAGACGGTGCTTTTGGTACTGATGCTATGAGACGTAACCTTGGCTGGGACAATGATCGAACAGAAGCTGCTGAAGGCGAAATGGTTACCAACAGTGAATGGGCAAAACTTGTGTTCCATGGATTACTGTTTCCACCGGGCGCAGAAAAACATCTAGTGCCTTATATCAATCCTAATGAACGTACAAGATTGTTACAAGAAAAATTAGGAGTAACTGCAACTGATTCTGAACAACCAGAAGCAGGAGCCGAGCCTGGTATGGATACAGGAACACCGTTAGAAGTACCCGAGAATCCTTCGGACTTACTACCACCTACACCGACTCCTGAGCCTGCCGCTACACCTGCTCCTGCACCAGGACCAACTGATGCAGAAGGTAGACGCAGACGACAACCGAGAGCTAGTTAAAGCAACGGCATCTTAGCGTTTTTAGTATTTTCAATATTTTCTTTGATAATTTTATTCATTATCTCTTGATCTTCTATGTCAGTATCGTAAAGTAAATCATGTACTGATATACCTCCACGTAGATACCAACTGAGTTTATAACAGAAATCTTTTATTTGTTTTATTTCGTTTTCCATTTCCTTGGCTAACGAGTTGATTTCGTCGTTAGTTAAACTCGTTAGCCTTTGGCGAAAAAATCCGATTGGTCCAGACTAACTAAGATCTTGTGACTTTTTTTGCATTCCTCAGTACCACACACAACTGTTTGGCTAGGAGTTCTCCATATTCTACTTTGTTTTTCGATATGTTCTTTTACAGTTTGGAAAATTTTAGCATCGCTTTGTGTCATAAACTCAATTATTTCACCTCTATCAGTTTCAGTTTCACCGTCAACTGTGATGCTTTCAATGTTGTCAAAAATAATTTTAATACTGTGTTCAGCTATTTGAGTCAGTATGTTATCAACAAATTGATTTTTTGCTTCTTCATTGTTTTCAAAATTTCTAACTTGTACATCCATTGCACGTTGTAGTTGTACAGATATTTTTTGATTATCAGTAAGCTGTCTATAGTTAATTGGATGTAGTTTAATTGTAAACTCATCAACAACCAATGTATCAGTGTATTCAATTGTTCTGTAGAAATCCAGCAAACCAGTGAGTTCAATATCGTAAGTGTGCGTACTTTTGCAATGAGGACACTTGCTTGATACTGTCATACTACTACCGTATGTTGCCATGCGTATGGCTATTAACACAGTATCCAAGTCCAAAGTTGGCAAGTCCCAAGGATCCTGTATTGAAGGAATACAACTTTGTATAACTCTTGCTGTGGCTTCACCGTTGATAAGCGCATCTGGAGTTTTGAATAAAATTTCGTCACCTGCTGTCATACTATACACAGCAAGTTGAGTATAAACATCGTTATTTAATGTACCAGTTGAAGAATACTTGCCTTGTGAAGGTAAATCTATAAACACTTTAGGCTGTCTTTTGTATTTCTTCAATGGACTTTCTTTAGTTAATTCCATGATTATTTCCTTAGGATAAATACAATACCCGTATATTTATGGGTATTTTTATTGCGGAGATATACTTTTGGCAGAAGAAGGTGACCTGTTACGAAGTTTAGGCGGAGCAGCTAATTTCTTTGGTAGAGAACTTAGGGGTGCTGCTAGTGCCGGCATTGCTATGGCCGGTGAACTGCTTAATGCTAACCAAAGTTTAAGTGCATATACAAGTGCATTAGCTGGTAACAGTAAAATACTTGGTAACTTTGGTAAAGTTATCAACGGTTTAACCAAGTTTGCTGAAGAAAGTTTACAGGAATACCAAACTCTAAGCGGCATTGGTGCAACCTTTGGCAAAGAAATGTCAAATATTAAAATTGCTGCTGCTGAAATGGGCATGAGTGTCAAAGACATGACTGACATGTTGATGAACAATGCCGAAGGTTTAAGAACATTTGGTGGCACAACAGATCTAGCAATATCACGTTTCAATAGATTTAGTAAATCAATGTTAGACAGTCCTGCTGGTACTGAACTGCGTAGATTAGGTTATACTGCTGCTGATATTAACGAAACACTGTTGGTCTACAATGAATTAGCACAACAAGATGGACTGAACAGAACAAGAAGCACAGACGCACAAGTTGCTAGTGCAAGACAATTTGCTGTTCAACTAGATGGACTTGCAAAACTTACTGGTAAGCAAAGAAAAGAACTTGCTGACGAAATGAAAGCAAGACGTAGAGAAGGTGACGTACAAGCCTTCTTAATGGGGCAAAGTGCTGAAACTCAAGAACAGTTTATGTTGGCTACTCAGAAGATTAGAGACACTATGGGTCCTCAGTTTGAATCACTGTTCCAAGACTTGTTAATACGTGGTGCTCCGATTACTGAAGATACACGTAATGCATTTATTGCATTAGGTGGTAGTGCTGACGAATTTGAATCAACTGTTGCAAGTTTCCGTCAAGGCATGAACAGCAATGACTTTAGTTCTTTTAATAATTCGCTTACAGGCGCACAAGGTGCTTTCCTTGAAAACTTAAAAACTGACGAAGCTAGAACAATGGCTATGCAAAGTGGATTGAGCGGTGTTGCTGATGCTATGGCAAGTGCATATGAAAGCAGTTATAACTTTGCAAATGCAGTTGATGCAAGTGCTGAAGGTCAAGAATCAGCAACTCAAACTATACAAAATCTTCAAACACAAATATCAGAAGAACAAGTAAGACAAATGCAAGCCACAGGTGGACTGCTTGATAAAACAATCCAAATGCAAGAAGCACTAAGAGAGTTCACTATTGCAGCAACCACTGAAGTGTTGCCAAGACTAGAATCAATGGCTGTGCAGGGTATTGATATGTTCTTAGATAAACTTCCTCCTGCAAGTGAGATTGCAAGACAACTTACAAGTGGAGTTAACAGTTTATTCGATGCTGTATCAGGAGATAGAGGAATATTAAACGCATCAGTTCCTAATTTGATAGAAGCAGGTGACCAAGCCAACGTTGATGCAACAGGTGCAGCAGCTGAATCCATAGGTGCAGCAGTAGCAGATGGAACAGCAGAAGAAATTGATGCTACAACACAAGCATTAGCAGCCACAGAAGAAGAACTTGCAGCAAGAGTTGATGCAGCTAATCAAGCAGTAGTAGATGCTGAACAGCAACTTGCACAATTAACCGCAAGACAAAACGAAGCGGTAATGACTGGTCAAACTCAACAAGCTGAAGCACTTGGACAAGAGATTGAAGCAACTAGAGCAGAACTGAATTCAGCAATACAAGCCAGCGCACAAGCATTTACAAATGCAAGAGTAGCAGAATACCAACGCACAGGAGCTGCTCCAAGAGGATTTGCCGAAGGCGGTAGAATTCGTCCAGGTGAAATTGGAATGGTCGGCGAAGCTGGTGCAGAATTTATTGCAGGACCTGCACAAGTTATGAGTGCTAGGACTAGCATGGGTGTAATGGACAATCTAATGAAATCTATTAGAGCATTGGATACAAATGTTCAAACTCAGAATGAACAAGCGCAAAGTAGCATAAGTAATACTACAAGTTATGGAAATTTAGAACCTAAGTTTGATGCTATGATTGGGTTGTTATCGCAATTGGTAAATGTTGAAGTAGGATCAAGTCGTACAGCACAAAGAACATTCAAAGCAACACGAGGGTTACAAGGTAATATGTTAAGAGGAATAGGCGCATGAGTTGGAAAAAATATTTTACACCAGTTCCAACAGCAGACAACAGAAGCGGTAGTTATAGCCCGTTTAGCTTAAAAGGAATGGGCAATCCAGGGCCTGCTGCGGCTAACTATTCGTCGCATTTGCCTGATGTTTATGTTGGGTCACCTAATCGTATTGAACGTTATAATCAATACAATACAATGGATAGTGACAGTGAAGTTAATGCTGCATTAGATATTTTAGGCGAATTTACAACACAGAAAAACAAACAAAACAACACACACTTTAGTATTCATTTCAATGGAAAAGCGACAAATAGTGAAGTGCAAGTTCTTGGACAGTACTTACAACAATGGTGTAAATTAAATCAATTTGAAACACGTATGTTCCGTGTTATGCGCAATACTTTCAAGTATGGCGACCAATTTTTTATTCGTGATCCAGAAACACAAAAGTGGTTTCATGTAGATCCAAGTCAAGTTACAAAAATTATTGTTAACGAAAGCGAAGGCAAACAGCCAGAGCAATATGTTGTAAAAAATCTAAACTTTGTATTTGAAAACCTAAGTGCAACACCTCTTAACACACAAAACAGTTATGGTCCAGGTGGCACCAATGGTTATCAACAAGTTAAACAACAAGGTATGACTGGTAACAATCATACACCAAGTGGAAACACAAGTAGATTTGCAACAGAACAAGATGAAACCTATGTTGATGCTCAACACGTTGTTCATTTGTCAATGAGCGAAGGACTTGATCAAAACTATCCATTTGGCAACAGTTTGCTTGAAAGTATTTTCAAAGTTTACAAGCAAAAAGAATTATTAGAAGATGCGATTATTATCTATCGTGTCCAACGTGCGCCAGAGCGCAGAGTATTCTACGTTGATGTGGGCAACATGCCTTCGCACCTTGCTATGCAGTTTGTGGAGCGTGTTAAAACGGAAATACATCAAAGACGAATCCCATCCAAGACAGGTGGTGGCACAAATGTTATAGACTCATCATATAATCCACTGTCAATCAACGAAGACTACTTCTTTCCACAAACTGCTGAAGGGCGTGGATCAAAAGTTGAAACTCTACCAGGTGGCACAAACTTAGGAGAGATTGATGATCTTAGATACTTCACCAACAAATTGGTTAGGGGTTTGCGTATTCCTTCAAGCTACCTTCCTACTGGGGCTGATGATGGTGCATCACAATACAATGACGGGC